TTATCCTTGGCTGCAGTCTTATCTTGGCGCTTATTGCCTTGGAGGTAGCGGCAGCTATCAAGTACGTGTTGTGAGGGGTTAATCATGGCCGGCGCACTCGACACAGCTTTCCGGCAAATTGCCAAATCAGTGGTGGCAGATCTAGGTACTGCCCTCGACACCAGCATCACTTATGTGCGTAAGACCGCCCCGTCTTACGACGTAGACACTGGTGCCGTAACCACAACCGACACCAGCTACTCCGACATCAAAGTTCCAATTGAATTTATCCGTTCGGACGAAGAAACGGGCTACCAAGAAAACACAGCCCGGATTTACGTAACCCCGAGCCTTATCGGCAACAACCAGCCCAGTTTGCAGGATGAAGTAACGCTTACGTTTGCTGGATCGTCCCGTGTTGCAAAGCTCCAAGACATCAGAACGTACCGCGGCGGCCAAGAGTATTTGTACGTTCTTACGGTGATCTTCTGATGACACTCGTCAACGCCCGCGCCGCTTTTGAAGCAGCACTAAATACCGCAATCACCGACGCTGACGAGGATGTTGTCGTGGTGTTCGACAACATGCCGTACACCACACCCGGCAAAAACACCACGTACGTAATGATCAATATCAACTTCACACAATCGACGTACCAACCGCATGGAGCGGCGTTGGATTTTTATAGCGGCACGATCCGCTGCGCAATTTTCACACCCATGAATCGAGGCAGTGCTGCTGCAGCCGCCGTAGCTGAATCTGTGATTGATGGTCTGACCTCAGTAAACGCTTCTGGTTACACCGACAGCTATTCCACCCGCCCGCACGTGGGTGAAATTTCAGGTCCTACAGCTGTCACAAGCGAAAATAACAGCCATTTTTTGAGTGTTGTTAATTGCCGTTTCTCGGCTACGGCGTAATGGCTAGAGGTATTGGCTGGCTCGCAAAAGATCTCAAGCGCGAGATCGAAAACGCACGCGCCGAAGCCGGCCCCAAGATCGTCGTATCCCTCAAAGAACAAGGCCCTTGGTGGACCGGAACATTTGGCCGCAACTGGGAACTAAGCAGCCAGCCGCTTAAACCCACCAAAGAACGCGAAGGCGGCATCAACGACAGAACAAGACGAGACACAAGCCCTCCTGTAGCACTGAAGCTCCCACTAGACAGCCCGCTGTATATCGGAAACACGGTGGAATACGCCGGTTTTGCCGTCAACAACCCTTTAGCCATCCGGGAGGGCGTGACATACGAAGAACACGGCCAGCGTTTCCAGCTGACCGCTAAGTACCAAAACCCCGACTGGTTCAAGGTTTATACAGAAACTGAAGAAATTCTTGGCGACATCAGCGATGTATTTGTGGCCAGAGGATTTAAGCGAGCTGTATAGTGTAATAGTCAAGTCCAATTTTTATGGCTGGTACGAGAGCAATCGACAAGCTGCGGAAGGCGTTTAGCGTCGAAGCCCGCAGCAGCTACACAATCAAAGACGGCGGCGAAGTTGTCCTGAAGGTGTTCTGGCGCCCTTTGACGATCGCCGACCGCGACCGCATCAACGACGTAATCAAAAGCCTGAACAAGGGCGACGACGAGAACAGCTTGGAGTTTGCGCTCCAGACCATCATCCAAAAGGCTGAGGACGAGGGTGGCGCCAAGCTGTTCAGCCAAGGCGACCGCGCCGCACTGCGCAACGAACTGCCGATGGCAATTCTGTTGGACATCATGACCAAGATGCAGGGCATGGCAGAGGGGGTCGAGCCGGAGGCCGTCAAAAGCGCAGATTGATAAAGACCCGCAGCTTTACCTGCAGTTTTTTATCGCAGAAACGTTGGGCATGACGCTGGCCGAACTACGCCAGCGCATGTCCACGGAAGAGCTGTACGCCTGGAGCGCTTACTTGAACCTCAAGTCCGAGCGTGAGGAGAAGGCGTACGAACGCGCCCGTCAGGAGGCCCAGTACCGCAGAGTTCGCTAATCTGGATCTACTAGGCGGGCGTTTTCTGTGGCTGGCGTCAACTACGAAGTTAATATCCAGCTGAACGCCAAGACGCTCGACAAGCAACTCGGCGACCTCGAAAAAAGGGTAAACAACCTCAAGAAAAACCTTGCTGCGCCATTACGAACAGAAGAGCGTGCCGCTAAACAAGCCGCTGCCAGCGCAAAGGAGCGAGCCCGACTTGAGGATCGAGCCGCAGCCGCCCAAGTAACTCGTGTCAACTTGGGTCAGCGACTAAATCGCCTTGAGGAGAAAGGTCTTGATGTAACTAAAGGCCGCACAATTATCAACCGCTCTTTGAAAGCTTATGAAGAAGGGCGTATCCAAACAGCCAGAGCACAGAACAGCCTGGCACGTACATATATCACGCAGCTCGAAAGGCAATTAAAAGTCGGCGTAAAAACAGGCCGTATGCAGGCCGAAAACATTGATGCATTATCTAAGGCGCAGGTAAAACGCTATACCCTAGATCAGCAAATACGTCGTTTAGAAGAAGCTGGATTAAATACAGATAAGTTACGCGCAAAACTGGGCGAAGTCACTACCGCCCAAGCACGTCGTCAATTTGGAAGCTTTAAGCAGCTAACAAATGAACTGTCTTTAGCTATCCGCAAAGAGCGCGACAGGTTAGAGCTGCAAAAGCGCCAGACCCGCGAAATTGAACGTCAAGCCAGGATTGGCGGACCCCGTAGTCCGATTGGCGGAAGAGCGAACATTCCGGGATCCCCCGCCGCTCTGGCGGCGCGTGGTGAAACCCGGTCGCAGCGTCTTCAAGGTGTTGCTCTTGGTGCTGGCTTCCCGCTGTTGTTTGGCGGCGGCCCGGGCGCAATCTTGGGTGGTGCCGCCGGCGGTCTAGTTGGCGGACCAGCCGGATTTGCTGCTCAAATTGCATTAAGTGCGCTTGGTCAACAGCTGGATAAATTTGCAACAGCCACGTTTGAAACTGCAAAGGCGTTTACATCAACATCAGGCGCTTTCGATTTAATGAATGAAAAAATGCTATTTAGCACTGATTTAGCAATGGAGCACGCCATTGCACTTGAAGAACAAGGTAAAGCCACGGAATTAGCACAATTTCTCGCCAACGATATGGCAAAAGCGATTGGTAACAATGGTGTTCAAGCGCTTAAAGATCTAGGAGACGAAAGTAAAGAGACAACTAAACAGTGGAATTTACTAACTATCCAACTACAACGTCTTATCGCCGGACCTTTAAGTGGTTTCCTAAAAATCCTCAACCAAGTTTTAGGTCAAGTTACTACAGGAGCTGCTTTTAAGGGCTTCATGCAAGATATAAGTCCTGAAGCCCGGGCAACAGCGCAAGCACGTTTAACAGAACTAACCGGCACAGAACAACAACGCCGAAAGATGGCGCGTACTGGTCGCAGAATACCCGGTCTCATAAGTACAACTGCAGCGCAACAACAAATCATGCGTGAGATGGCCGGCGAACGGCCTGATGCACCGGCCTTTGACGTAACCGGCGCGGATCTACGTTCGATAACTGCACCTAAAGAGAAAAAACCTAAGAAAGGCCGCCGCAGTCGTCTTCCTGATTTAGTAGCCGAAGGGACAAAACTCCAAGAACTCCTGACACTGGAGCAAAGACGATCTGAGCTAATGCTTAACCAAGACAAGATGGGCTTAGCTCGTCTTGATTACCAACGCGAACTACTTAGTTTTACGCAAGAAGAAGCAAAAATACGCGCAAATGATGTGCCTAACGAAGAAAAAATACAAGCACTTAAAAACGTTGACTACAAACGCCAAATCGCTGGGGTTGAACTTGAAAGAGAGCTGGCGCAGATTCAAAAAGACCGTAATCAAAACAACATGGATGCCTTACAGAAACATATTGAAGCTCAGTACGAATTGAACTTTGCCATTCAAGCCCAGTTGCAGCTGGCGGAATCAATAGCAGAAACTATGGGTACAGGCATGGCTGGCGCTTTTGATTTGCTTATCACAGGAGCAGAAAACTGGAGCAATTCTTTGCGTAATATCGCGGCTACGGTGCTTCGAGACATTGCTCGCCAGTTAATTCAGATTTACGTAATTGAACAGGCAATCGGGTTTATGAAAACACTTTTGCAGCCATTTGTGTATGGGGAAACTCCACTAGGAGCGGGCGGAGGCAAGGTCGGCGGTAAAGGAACCTTTGGTCCCAACTATGGCTTACCGGCGCGAGCTAACGGCGGTCCGGTCAGAGGGCGTCATCCGTACATCGTTGGTGAGCGTGGTCCTGAACTGTTTGTTCCCGGACACAGCGGTGAGATTGTCCCCAATCACATGATTGATCTGGGTGGCAAGTTCATGCCGATGCACCCGCTATTCCTGGCTGCGATGGCTGGAGTCGGGAACTTTGGTGGTCGCCGCCAAGACTTCATGAACTACATGATTGGCGGGCGCAACTTTGGTCATGCCGCCCCACGGGCCAACGGTGGTCCTGTGTCTGCTGGGTCGCAATACCTTGTAGGGGAAAGGGGACCGGAGATGTTTGTCCCACGAGGCGGCGGTGGCGGCGGTGGCGGCGTCCAGGTTGGCGCTATCAATATCACTGTGCAAAACAGCGGGGAGCAACTTAGCCCTGCTGCCCAGAAGCAGATAGCCAACCAAGTTCAAGGTATCGTGATGTCAACCCTGGTCAACGAACGCCGTAGCGGAGGGGTCCTGCGTTAATGGCTTACATCGAATTTGACGACATCCCACTGGCACATGCGACGCCAGTGGTCAGGCGCAGCCAACGCCGTCAGCAGGCAACCTTTGGCGATGGCTACGTCCAGCTGTTGACTGATGGTCTGAACACAGATCGTGAGGTTTGGCAGTGCCAGACGTCTCCAATGCCTTACGCGGATGCGTATTCCATTGAGAGCTATTTACTGACGGTGCGCGGCTCAGCAATCGAGTGGACCGCCCCGATGTCTACCAAGACGTTTTCGCGCCCCTTTGTCAGTGGTCAGCTTGATCTGGGCTACAAGGACATCAGCAGCCTGTCGCTTGACGGTTACACCCGCCCGACGAACTACACCGCCAACCTTGACACTGGTCTGCTGACCTCGGTGGACATTGCGAATGACACGGTGGTCGAAGTCACTTTGACCTTGGCGGCTCGTGACTATGTTCTTCGTGATGGCTGGACAATGACACCAGTCAGC